GATATAATAAGGAGTGCTATATTTAGCGGCCAATGTGTTAATAGCATTGTCCAATAACACAAACTTATCCGTACCGGTGGCAGCTTTAATGCTGAATTCAATTCCTATATTCAATATATAAGGATCTAAAATGTCAATAGTATCATTAATCATTCTATATTGATTTAACCATGTTTTTATATTATCTTTAATAGTGCTGTTGGTTTTAACTAATTTTCCTTGGCTATCTTCCGATATAACATATAAATTAAGATTTCTTTTTAACGAATTTGGATCTTTTTGCGCAGATACCCTTTTAACTGAGCCGAATTTTGCTGGCATTCTATATACAAGGTTTTCATAGTCGGCACGAGTAACAGCACGATTTTGAGTAGGAAATGTGTCAAAAATCCTTCTTTTAATTTCTCCCGAAGAGGGGGAAGTGACATCTCCCACTATTGGCTCTTCATTAAAAATTTCTAAAGAATCCACGACTTCTTTCATTGTGGCTGCGTTTAATGCCGGCAAGTTAACAAAATCCATTTTTGCGTTTGCAACTGTTTTTAGGCCGCCTTCGCTGACATTAGAATTCCCGGGATTCGTAACCCTATATGTTACTGTTAAAGTAGTATTAGAGGGAACCATCCCCAAACTTTCATTTTTTGATAACCGGGTCGGATCAAATGTGACATCTGTTACATAATCTTTCCCGAAGACATTTATTGCGACTGACTGAGGATCTGCAACCACATTGGTCTCGCCCGTCTTACCGCTACCAAATTGTAAGTAAGTATTTGCACGAGTTCTTTCAACAACAAACTTTCTAGAAACCAAAATGGGCTTTAAAATGGATGGCACATTATCGTTTTTATAATTAGTATTGCCCATTTCTTTCATTACCATATCTTGGGCCAGATAGTCTACCTCAAAATATTCATTACCCTGTGAGTCTGTTACTGAGATAACTTCATTCACATCAGTCGCTTTTAAGCGAAGTCTCAAAAATCTTTCGTAAGAGCCTACTCTAATTCTTTCTTGACTAAAAAAGCCCGAAACCACGTTTCCGTGTGCCTTAATCGCGTAATATGTGGGGGCGCCCGTCGTCGTATCGGCGGTGGCCACTACAACTGGATACTTAGAATCCGCAAAGTCAATATTTTCAGTTAAAACAAAGTTTAAACCGGTCTCTGATGTAAAGCGAGATCCATGTTTTACAATAGGAATATAATCAGTGTCGGGGCCTAGGCCAGTACTCGAAGCCGGCACTATCAAATACAATGCGACCGTTCCGTAAGTTGAGGGGCGCCCAGTATATTTATATCCTAAGATTCTTCCGTGGCGTAAAATATTGGTATATTGATACGCTGTGTCTAGAAAAGATTCATTAATATTATAATCTAAATAAAATGAAAGCTGATCTCCAACATAAGCTACCGTATCAAGCATTAAAGAGCCGAAAGAGGCTTCACTCCAGTCTTTGAAATTATCTGGGTAGAATCTCTCGACTATTTGCATCAAATCCTTACGAATTGATTCAAATTCACGATGTGTATAATCTATTGGTACTATCTTTTTTTGTTCATTTGGCATTAAAAACCCTCGTTTTTAAGTAGTAATTTCTAATAAATCTGATCTTCCCAAACTAGGAATACTATATCTTATTTGTATTCCCAAGTAATTGTTATCTGGATCGGTGTTCGCAAAAAGAATCTCGTCGATATTTATTGCTGGGATATAAATCCGTACTTGTTCTCTAATTTTACTGTCTATGCGCGCTCTTGTGTCTGATGCAAAATTCTCAAACAAATAACTTTTAAGGCCTACACCAAAATTAGAATCCATGACTCGTTCGCCCGGGTTGGTGAGTATGAGCATTTTTAAATTTTGCTGAAAAAGCCTCTTCAAGCCTATAATCATTTCAAAGCCATTTGCGGAATCTAATTCTAGCGGTAGCGCTACGCCAAGTGAACTCATTTTTTATTTACCTCACTATAACTATCATCAATCACTACTTTCACACAACTCTCCATTCTCATTAAATGGATTTGTGCGAAGCATTCTTCGTTTCCACCATGGTAAAAGGTGTGCACCCGAAGCTGTTTTAAATTTTTCTCTAAATTCTCTGGTGATGATCACACCAGGCCTATCGCCTGGCCCACCGAAGCTTTCATCTTCGGCGCCTGGCGACCAGTTTCGAGAATTGTAATAACTCTTAAATATCTTTTTTATTCTAGTCTTTGAGTTTCTTAATAGTACTTGATCCCAGTCATCCCATTCTAATATAAATGGATTCGGGAACCCTGCATCTCGATCAACTTTGTGGGCCCAACCACTAGTCATGGTGGCGGGATCTGAAATTAGGTCAGAAAGTGGCGTACTCACCGCCTCATCGAGAGCTTCGCCATCGAGATCGAAGAGGGCGGTTACATAAGAGTTCTCAAAATCGGTCAACTCTCCGCTAGCAACCTTGCTGATTAGATCAGAAATCGTTGTAGTATCCATGTAATCACCAAATAGACTTGGAATCTCCCCCCTCGTGCGTAACTCGTCGTCAGGATCGTAAGCCCACCCCTCTTCGGCGAACAGACTTATTATTGTTTCTTCGAGGGCGGCCGCTATGGCTTTGGCCTCGGTCTGGCCATATGCCCAGCTACCATCATCATTAAAGGAGATTGACATACCTGGTTTTTCAGACATTGTGGAAGATCCTACATCACCGAGGGGCACAACCTTTTCGCCAATTGATGGCAAGAATGCTTCGCCATTGTAGATAGCCATTAAAGAGGTGAGCTTGCTTAGTGGGAAAATATAATGAGCCACAAGTCTAAATTTTTCATCTTCTTTAAGCATGTTAATCAGACATAACAGCAATTTGCTATCTCCACCAAATGGATCGACCTGACTAAGTTTTAAATCTAAGGAGTCCACTTCAACTTCGGTGATTTTATAAGAGTTGCCGTTAATAATAATAGAGAAACGCAGCCCATATCTCACCCCCAATTCGCCTGTTAGGCCAACAACTTGACCGTTTACATCCGTAACTAACTCTAAATCACCTGGATAAATGTCCGAAATATTTTGGTCGGCGGTACCGGCAGTTTTAATAATATTTAATGTGGTTTCACTTACGGGATGAATGACACCATCTATCCGTATATATTTTTCAATAACAAAGGGTTGCTCCCATATTGAACTGTGATGTACTTGGTAAGACGCAATATCACCAATGTTAACTTCAATTTCATTAGCAAAAGGAGTTAAAACGTCATGTTCTGCGTCGGAATGAAATTCGCCGGACATGTACACGGGAAGCCCAGACTCTTCGTCTGTTGTAACATGATAATAACCAACATACTCACTTCCATCCGGCGAAGCAAACGAGCCGCCATATGTATAATAAGGGCCTTCGGCCTCCTCATTGACTTCGTATGGAATCGTTGGAAGATCAATATAGGTCTCCACTATCTCTTGATCCAAAGTAAGTCCCTCTCCTCCTTGCGATAAATATTGAAGAAGATAATAGTCTAAATCATAAATGTTAGGAGCCATCCCGACAATTTCTAAATTTTTAACGAACTTTTCGCCCATATAATTTAATTGTTCCATAACCATTTCTTTTAAAATTAGCTTGGCATCTTGCTCTGTTGCTTGAATAGCCTCATAATTTTTAGATTTTCGATAGCTTTTTAAAGTTTCAAAAAGGCCGGCCATTTGGCCTCGCTCTTCTTTCAACTCTTCTTTATCCGGATACACATAGCTTTCCTGGACATCATTTAACCTATTTAAAGCCTCTATGACGCTTTCTGGTGGCTCAAAAATATCTCCACTGTCTACTCTTCTTCCATACAATTGGACTGCTTGCTCTAAAAAAGCGTACCAAAATTCAGAGTCTTTAAACGGCCCTTCAAAAATACCAACCGGCTCTTTGAAACTGGTTCTCATCTCTTCCACGATATACGATGCATACGACGAGCTAAAAACATCTGGAAAATTCGGATTAAACTTGGTGAACGTGCTCATCGATTTTATGAAATTGGTACTTACATAAATTCTTATGGCGGCTGCGATAAGGCCCTCTAAGCCTGCGGCCGCGATCCTATCTAATATTCTATTATAAGGTACCTCTATAGCGCAATCTTCATTATCTCGGAGGCGCGGGTCTTCTGGAATGTTGGGGTACGCATCGTCCATTTTCTTTTGAATATCTTCAAAATCAATCAAATCAGTGGCGTAAGGCTTGCAGGGGCTTATCTCTGGGAACATCACGTCCACAAATCCAAGCCATCCTTTATTTTGAAGTGGCTTGATATGAATAGGCGGATTCATATATGAGCCCCCATATGTCAACGGATCTAGATAGAAAACTCTATTTTCTCCTGCGCGGGTGCCGTGATCAATGTCATATTGCATTTTGCTCATTCCCATAATTTGATCCTTGGGTAATATCGGTCTTGATCCGTCTTTAAAAATAATTCTTAACGGATCCAACAGCGGGACATCAAGCCTTACATCATAATAAGAGGTACCTGCAAAATAAGTTTCGGGCGCGCCCAAGAGGTCAACGCCCACTATATCATATGGTATCACATACTCAACATCCTCGTATGACAAATCGTCAAAGCGGGCGCCATACTCAAATGATTCGGCATTGTTAGCAACTTCATCGATGAAATTTTTCAACAAAACTTCCATAATTGCATCATATGAGTCTTTAAGATCCAGCGCACTGATCACTGCGCCATCTTGTTCTATCATTTCTCTTAATAAGACAATTTGGGGAAGATAATCTTGTTTTGAGCTAAATGTTGAAACAAAATTTGGATAATCATCAAAGTTTATACCATCCAAGGTATTATCTATTGATAGAAACTCATATTTCACATTGTCGACCGGGACTGGGCCGCCCTCATCGGCGGCATCATCGCTGTTTTTGGGCGTGAGGCCTTCTTGTATCTCTCCTCGAAGGGTACCCATTGCAGTTCTAGTAACTGGTACCATTGACGCGAAAGTGGTATTGATATTTGCCCGGGCGTTGAGAATTTCTGTAATCTTAATTCGGCTGGTGTCTAAGGGCGACGAAGTAAACTCTGGTGAAAAGCGTACTCCCCTCAATGTGTGGATGTGGCCATCCGCTTCTTGGACTACGCCAAGTTTAATTTCATGTTCATGGCCATCAGTATAAGAAGTTATTCCGTTTTCCTCCTCGTCGAAAAAAGAATAAGTGTGTGAGTGGTCATCATCAGTCGATGTAATTGCCCAAGGCTGTGCTGGTTGCGTTCCAAGGTTTCTTGCTAACGAAGCGCTCCCATCATCAGAAACCAATTCGGATAAATATAATTCTAAATTAAATGCACTCGAATAAGCATCTCCCTCCATCGGGGAGTCGGGATCGGCTTGCAAACCTTTACAATTATCTTGGAAATAAAGCTTAATGTCGGATTCCTTCTTTCTAGCTTCTTCGGTGTAGCGGATCATATTTAAATCAACTTCAATTGAAGTGTTATATCCCAAAACTGTTTCGTCTAATCTCGTTAACTCGATGCCGCCGCGGCTGAAAGGGAGCGGTGGTATTCCTGGTACCAAGCTCGCGGCCGGCGGAAGGAAAGCTGTAACACCAGCCTCTTCAAGTGTTTTCTCATATGGAATGGATTCTAGAAATTCATTATTTGAGTGAAAATTAATCTCAAAGCTGTCGGACTGTAAATAACTCTCCAACCAATCGGCGATCTTTGTGGGAAATGCACCCTCTTGTCGCTTAACAAGAGATGGATCCTGAAAGACTGCATCACCAATATCTTTTAAACTCCAAGTGTCACCGGGCTTTGTAAGGTCATCCAAACCGCCTTGATCCATATAAAAGTCAACATAAGATCTCCTATTGAAAGACCTTCTAAAATGTGTGGTGAGTGGCTTTCCCATTGTATCTGACAAGACCATGTTTATAAGGCCCCATTTTTTCTTAAACGGCCCATTGCCAAGCATGTCATAGGTAAAATCAACTTTTAATTGTTCCAACATATCATTAAGAACGACAGAAGCAACCGCAATTGCTTCATCGGGTTCGTACGGTAAGATGCCATTATCGCAACCTGGATCTGACACAATCGGTGGCAAAGTAGGGAGGCCTCCTTGTGCAACATCGGCTAAGTCTTTTAAATCATTATTAGGTTCACATAACTGTTGGATTTGCGCCGGAGAAGCGCGGCCGCCTAAAATATCGGTTCTTAGTTGGCAAAACTCTTCAATTTCTTCGGGTGTTGCACAAATATTGATGCAGGATGTTTGAGCGGCCTCAACGGGATATTCCTCTAAAAAATTACCCATACTATCTTTGTATGATGCCGGCATTAAATTGCCCATATTACAAAAGAAGCTTTTTACGGTTTCATCATTTCGAAGGGCTGCTTCGAAGTCTGGATATTCATATTTAATTATTTGTCTTACTATTGATAAAAACTCCTGAGAGGGTTCACACAAAAATGCGCTGTATAATTCTTCTGTTGTAACTGCGCTTGAAATATCGCCTGCAAAATTCAATACTTGATCTGTGTCGGATAGGGCCGCGGCGCCTAGGCCCAATGTTGATAACATATCTGTCACAGTATCATCGAGTTGTTCTTGATCGACATCATCACCACAGATTGAATCTCTAATAGCATCCGTAATTTTTGTGCGACCCCCAGATGCTAAGGCCGCTAGCGCGGCGCCGCTAGCTCCAAGAGCACCGCATGCTGCATTCCCAATGACTTCGCAAACTTTCATCATAACCATCACAAGAATGTCGCGCAGCATTCGTTGAATAACATACATGGCCGTATCAAACAACTCCCCGGTAAAGTCCTTCTTTGCCGGCAGCCATCCAAACGGGTTTTTAATGGGGGGAAAAATAATATTAAAAGTGTTTCTACAATCTGGAGAGCCCGTATCCTTGATAAAGTCCATCATCGAAGGATTGGTTACCGGTGGCTGCGGACAATCCAGCATGGCGATTGTGTAAGCCACTATCGCGGCGCCCGGGAATTTGTTTAAATGATCTAATAACTCGAGATAATTTTCAGAAAATAACTCCAAATATGCTTGAATCCACGCTTCCATCAAAACATTATTACTGGCGCCGCTTTGTGATGGATCTGTGAAGTCGTATTGTTTAGCCAAGGTGCGCCTAGAAGCATCGGTGGCTGAAAGCTCGTCTGCTTCGGGATCCCCCCACATAAATTGAACGGTTACATCTCCGGGGGTGTAAACCTTTCCAAGTTTGGCTTGTTCCTCGGAGAGCCCTTCTTTATCCCAAAGTTTTTCAATGTCTAATTTGCCCTCCAATGTGTCAGACGTTTGTTGAAGAGTGGAACTTTCTTTAAATATATCTCCACTCTCGAGTTTCTTTTTTGCCAAAGCTTCTAACTCTGCTTGTTTCTCCGGTGGCAAACCAACGAACAGCTTATCAAAATTTTCTAAACTCATGGCTCGCAAAGCGCTTTCTATCACGGTGGCCATTGCTTGTTCAAAAGTTAAGCCACCAAACAAACATTGAATAGCGCTCATTAATAAATCTGACATTCCGCAAAATTTAAGCTCATTTAAAATTTCTTTCCACAAATCATCTACCTCGGAGAGTGATTCAGCCTCGGATAATTGGGCGCATATACGCTCGGGGGTTTGGGTTTCATTATTAAGAGATTGATTTGCTTGTTCTAATGCCATTGACCATATTGTTTTATCCAGATTGCCCGGCTCATTCGGATCATAAATAATGCCCATTTTTTTCCAATCATCTAGCACTTTATCTGGTGATTCTGAGCATAAATTCTTGTGAAACTGCGCAGCAATTGCATCTCCCAAACTAAAAACCTCATCTAATATATCTTCACCTAGTTGTTTTCCTTCTTGCGCCAATGCGTCGGCCATACAACTTACAGCTAAGTTTTGCGGGTTAGTATTCAAGTATCCCTGGTTTATTATGGATTCCACAGGGGGGTAAGTATATTTTTTAATAAATTCTACCCACGGAACAGGCTCGCGCGCTGTCAGATCAGTAATCATGTCATCTAATTGGGCTAAATAAGCCATGGCAGTTGGATCTTTCCACGCAGAACTTGCTTTAAGGTAATTTAACTTATCGCCACTAAAAAATATTGGCGTTTCACTGCATCCATCAGTATAAATTGTTAGTTTTAAAAGTTCATATTCCTCCGAAAACTCAAACACCACTTTAACGACTTTGTCCTTTCTAAATCCGCCAAACTTACCTACTCCTGCGATATTATACCCTTTGATATTCAGAAAGTGGTCTAATTCCGGAAGTATGTCGGCCATTACAGAACCTTTAACAACTCCCCAATCGCCGTAAAGGCCCGGATCAAAAACTACTCCTTCCAAATCAGTACCCGATAAATGATAAAAATTGGCGCCCTCCATTTTCATACGAACTTTGTTGTACCAACTGTACAATTTAAGCCCTTTTCGGACATGAATTAATTGAACCTTTAAGTCGCTAATTTCGTAAGTTACTTCGCCGCCGAGTGGATCAGTAGCCTCTGTATCGGGGAGAGCGTCATCTAAATTAACAAGGACTTCATACGGAACTGAATATAACAGTCGCAATCGAGACATTGCGCGAGGCTCTAAAAAATAATCCGTTGCAACATCCCAAATAATTGCATCTCTCAGAATGTTTTTCGAAGATTCTGAATCATCTTTATTATAAGTCTCTATGAACGCTGTGACAGCCTCTTCTAAATATTCTTTGAACCTCTCGTTCAAGGAATCATCAGCTAGTGCTTCCGTTAAATTAGAATCTTCTAATAATCTCTCTTCAATAGTGGTGGTATAGGGAGTTTCAACGGGTACTTGATAGTGGCATATTTTTTCATTTAAAAATGGCGAGAGATCTTTTCTTACCTGCCAATTGGGAACGAGGGCGGTTGCGTTAGGAAAACACGGACTCTCTTCACACGCAGCTTCTTGAACTTCTATTACCTCATCACATACATCAATGAGATGATTGCCGTCCTTATCTTGATATTTTAAAAACTTGGATTCTGCCATTTAGATGTCTTCTTATAATTAAGTGGTGCTTACATTTGTGCTACGAATGCCTTTGTAACCATAATATTGTAAATAATTCTGTTGCCAACACACCAAGTTCGTTCTACTGTGCCATAAAGTGTTAATAACATTAGTCATTTGAGGAGTCAACGTAGCGGGGGCGGCGGCCGCAACCCACGAACGCAAAGGATCAATTCCCACGACGCTGTTGTATCCTGCTTGTAA